ATGCAAACCGTTATTTTTGGTCGTTCGGGTTGCCCTTACTGTGTGCGTGCAAAAGATCTGGCTGAGAAATTGAGCAATGAACGCGATGATTTTCAGTATCAGTATGTAGATATTCGTGCGGAAGGGATCACTAAAGAAGATCTACAACAAAAGGCAGGTAAACCCGTAGAAACCGTGCCGCAGATTTTTGTCGATCAGCAACATATCGGCGGCTATACCGATTTTGCTGCATGGGTGAAAGAAAATCTGGACGCCTGATCGTCTGACAAGCCCTCGCGTTGAGGGCTTTACTGATTTTTTCTGTGCTGTGGTTTAAACAAACTACTGATAAATAAGAAACACAGTGCCCCCAGCGCACACCAGAACACCGCGCTTAGTAACCATGCCAGCTCTTGCCAGAATGAGCGCGTCGGTGAAAAAAACAGCCGCATAATGAGCATCGAACAGGGTGCCGCCAGCATTGCGCCAAACAGAGGTTTCAGGACTTCTCTACGCTGTGAAAAGAAGCTGGCGACTGCTCCAGGAAGAATGAAAAATAGCAAGCCGATTTCAGGATGCCCGGCAGCCCGAAAAGCGCCTTTCATGTGCGTCGCCAGAAAAAGGCACACCACAATGAAGAGGACAAAACAGCAGATTGCCCCCGCCCAACGTTGTTTATGTTTCACTCGTTCCTCCTGACACTGCGTCTATCGAACACATTTTTCGCCAGTGTGGCGTTCAGTAAGATAAAGCCGCTTCGCATTCCATGCTAATATAGGCCAACGCAATTCATATAGCCGTTGATACCTAATGTGATTACACTAGTAAAATATATTGTTACTTTACTATCGTTTAGGTGCGCTGAATGAATCTGCGCCCTGAATTCTGGTAAAAAACATTATCGTAAATTACCATTTCTTTCAACAGCTTACTAGTAAACAAGAAGTTAGCCTCCGTGAATATAAACGTCGCCGAATTGTTAAATGGGAATTACATTCTGTTATTATTTGTGGTCCTCGCGCTTGGGCTATGTCTCGGAAAGTTACGACTTGGTTCGATCCAACTGGGTAATTCCATTGGCGTTTTAGTCGTATCGCTGTTATTAGGCCAACAACATTTCAGCATTAACACCGATGCGCTTAATCTTGGCTTTATGCTGTTTATTTTCTGCGTCGGGGTCGAAGCCGGACCGAACTTTTTTTCCATTTTTTTTCGCGATGGGAAAAATTACCTAATGTTAGCACTGGTGATGGTTGGCAGTGCGCTGGTGATCGCCTTAGGGTTAGGTAAGCTGTTTGGCTGGGATATTGGCCTGACGGCCGGTATGTTAGCAGGCTCTATGACGTCGACACCGGTTCTGGTCGGTGCTGGCGATACACTGCGTCATTCCGGCATGGAAAGCAGGCAGCTCTCACTGGCACTGGATAATCTGAGCCTCGGGTATGCCTTAACCTATTTAATCGGTCTGGTGAGTTTGATTGTTGGTGCGCGTTACTTGCCGAAATTGCAGCATCAGGACTTACAGACCAGCGCCCAGCAAATCGCCCGCGAACGTGGCCTGGACACTGATGCCAACCGTAAGGTTTATTTACCGGTGATCCGCGCCTATCGCGTCGGCCCGGAACTGGTGGCCTGGACCGACGGCAAAAATCTGCGTGAACTGGGTATTTATCGACAAACCGGCTGCTACATTGAACGTATTCGACGTAACGGGATTCTGGCAAATCCAGACGGTGATGCCGTGCTACAAATGGGCGATGAAATAGCGTTGGTAGGCTATCCCGACGCCCATGCCCGACTCGATCCCAGCTTCCGTAACGGTAAAGAAGTTTTCGATCGTGACCTTCTCGACATGCGTATCGTCACTGAAGAAGTGGTCGTTAAAAACCATAACGCTGTAGGTAAACGTCTCGCACAACTGAAGTTGACCGATCACGGTTGCTTCCTTAACCGCGTCATTCGTAGCCAGATTGAGATGCCGATAGATGACAACGTCGTGCTTAACAAAGGTGACGTTTTACAAGTCAGCGGCGATGCCCGCCGCGTAAAAACCATCGCCGATCGCATCGGCTTTATCTCGATTCACAGCCAGGTCACTGACCTGCTGGCATTCTGCGCCTTCTTTGTTATTGGGCTGATGATCGGGATGATCACCTTCCAGTTCAGCACATTCAGTTTCGGCATGGGGAACGCTGCCGGGTTGTTATTCGCCGGAATTATGCTGGGCTTTATGCGTGCTAACCACCCGACCTTCGGTTACATTCCGCAGGGTGCATTAAGCATGGTGAAAGAGTTCGGCTTGATGGTGTTTATGGCAGGCGTTGGTCTGAGCGCCGGTAGCGGTATTAATAACGGCCTGGGCGCGATTGGCGGTCAGATGTTGATTGCCGGATTGATTGTCAGTCTGGTGCCCGTGGTTATCTGTTTCTTGTTCGGTGCTTATGTATTGCGAATGAACCGCGCGCTGTTGTTCGGCGCAATGATGGGCGCACGTACCTGCGCGCCGGCAATGGAGATCATCAGTGATACAGCTCGCAGTAACATCCCGGCGCTGGGCTATGCGGGCACCTATGCAATCGCCAACGTCCTGCTGACGCTGGCAGGGACAATCATCGTCATGGTATGGCCAGGATTAGGATAAAACTGAAGTTGCCCTGAAAATGAAATTTTTTTGCACAACCGCAGAACTTTTCCGCAGGGCATCAGTCTTAATTAGTGCCACTGCTTTTCTTTGATGTCCCCATTTTGTGGAGCCCATCAACCCCGCCATTTCGGTTCAAGGTTGATGGGTTTTTTGTTGCCTGAAATTTATGCTCTTTAAAATCATGATGTTAGAAGCACTGTTTTTTAACGATGGCGACAAAATGGCGGCAGCGTCAAAGAGAGAGCGCCACCTGTCCTGATTTCATTGGATGCGGCTGAACCGGATTTGACTCTTTTGGCGTTGCAATCGAACGAACAAAAGTTTCATGAGTAACAAAAGTATGGCTGCAGTTAATGTTCTGGCACTGGTTGTAACGCTCTTTGGTCAATGAAGATACCTGAAAACTGCTGCGAGTATGGGCGGCACTTCCACACAGTGGGCAAATCATCATTTTTCGAGTTCTCCCCATTTTTGCTAAATTCACAATAATGATACCGCATTATTCCATTTTGAAAACTTAAAAGTTCTCCATTGCGAAGAATCATTCCATTTCGAAATCATCAATCTTCACTTCAAGCTCCAGACTGGTCGTAAAACCGTTATCCGGGCTGACAGTATGCGTCAGGGTGGTAATAGTCCATTCCGCATCATCTATCGGCTGTTTAAAGCCACTGACTTTCACTGGCATTTCCGTGTAGAGATCTGCCCGCCCTTCCGCCAGTTGTAGCGAGAATGACGCAACGCCGCGTTGCAGGCGTTCCCACTGCATTTTCGCCGCTCGTTCGGCGTTGCTCCGGTTGGCATAAGTGCGATTAAGTACCAGCACGTTTTCATCCGTACCCACCAGGTAATCGCCCTGCTTCGCTTCCGGCTCTTTCTTCTGCTTCTTAGTTCTGCGCTTACGCTTCACCGTGGTGCTTTCTTTCTTCGCAGGTTCGCGGGTATGCAACCAGCTGGCAATTACGCCCGTGTAGGCTCCGCGATCTGCCAGGGTAAATCGGTGACTGTCGCCGTCCTTGCGTGTGATAGTGATCACTGGCAGAGGTTTACCAGTGGCGCTTTTGCCCTGCCCCTGCCTGATGAATAACAGATTGCCATTTTTCACCGACGCGATGGCACCGTACTGTCGCGCCAGCCGCATCAGAAAACTGCCGTCACTCTCATTAGTCTGGTCTATATGCTCCACGGGCTTATCCGACAGGTCTTTACCCAGTGCCATCTTCAGCTTGTGCCGCGCGGCTATTTCCTTCACCACTTCCCCGACGGTGGTCTTATGCCACGATTTTTCACGGCGGGTATTCAGCGTTTCCCGAAAATCAGCACTTCGCGCCCGGATAGTCAGGCGGTCCGGTGCGCCAGTGTGTTCAATCTCGTCCACTGTGAATGCCCCTTTCGGGAAAAGCGGCTGCCCCTTCCAGCCCAGCGCCAGCGTAATGACCGCACCACGGCGCGGCAGCACGATTTTTCCGTCAGCGTCATCCAGCTCCAGATCAAGCTGGTCCGCTTCAAAGCCCCGGTTATCCGTCAGCGTCAAACTCATCAGGCGGTTATCCAGCACAGTGGTGATATCCCTGCCCTCAATACTGATGCTGAATGCGGGAGTTTTGTTGCCTTTGTTAAGCAGTTCTGAGCTGAAATTCACGACAGCAGCCCTCCCACCGTTTTACTGATATCACTTAAGGCAGACGTTGCCGTGTCCTGCAGATTATTCAGTTGCGCACTGAGATCACCGAACATATCGGACAGGGATTCATCCACCCGTTTGAGCGACAGGGTGAACTCAATCCGGCGCGGCATACCGTCGCGGAAAAACTCCGTTTTAGTCTGATTCAGTCCCTCAATCACATACATGCCGTAAATCGTGCCGCTGCCTTCAATCAGGGGCCATGCTTTCCCCTGTTCTGCCATCTGCTCCAGTGCCAGCAACGACAGCCTGCCGCCTGTTATCTCCGGCATAAGAACACCGGAAAGCGTCAGCATGTCGTTTTCCGGTCCCAGAAACTGCGTGGACGGACGTCGGTTTACCCGACTGTTTGCCGCATGTCGCCAGCTGCGTTGATACTGCAGTTCCTGATACGGAACGGTGCGCAGCATAAACACGTACAATCCCAGCACCATCATCATGCGTCGTATCCCCCCTGATCGCTGTAGTTACTCCTGGCTTTTGCCTTCAGCCTGCGTTCACGTTCATCAAGCTGGCGTGCCACCTCCCGCGCAATATCCTGCGCACTTTGTCCTGGCTGCGTCTGAATGATGATCTGCGTCGGTGCCTCAATCCGTTGAACGAGCGGCACAGTGGCTGCGCGACTCACAATTGCTTCTCCACCTTTCGCGGGAAGTGCCAAAGGGTGCAACGGTGGAAGCTCTGCTGGCGCGGCAGCAACGCCCATCATTCCGGCAACAACGGCAGCCAGTGCAGCTGTATTTCTCCGGCTGGTCACATTTGCCGGGCCGTTAACAATTTCCGGCCCGTTTTCACCGACGATGCCAAACTGCCCGCGCGGGATATACCCGCCGCTGTCATACATCCCCGCAAAGCCATATCCCCATGATGGAAAACCACCCGATGGCATCATCACTTTGCCGTCTGCATTCACCGTCGCAGGTTGCTGACGCGTCACGCTTTCCGGTAGTTTTGCCTTTGCGGCCTCTTTACTGACAATGCCGAGTTTCTCCAGCAACCAGGAAACGCCGGATTTCAGGGAGTCCAGCGGATGCATGACCATATTCAGCCCTTCCGCCAGGGCCTCCCCGAATCGTCGCCCCATTGCCGCTGCACTCTGCAGTTCGGCAGAGGTCGACTTAACGGGCGTCAGCAGGTCAGTAAACCAGCCCCACAGCGCCTGCACTTTGTCGCCAATCCACTGGAACACAGGCTTAAGTGGTTCGAATGCGGCACTGACGGGACCTGCCGCCGCTTTGAATCCCTCCACCACGCCACCGAGAAATGCGGTGATGGGTTGCCAGTATTTCCAGACAACCAGCGCCACGCCTGCCAGTGCAGTAACCACTAGACCTATCGGACTGAGCAGAGCACCTAACAGACCAGATATGGCATACAGGGCAACGCGCAGCATCGCCAGTGGACCAGATGCCAGTACTCGCAGCACCGTACCTGCAGCGGTCAGTCCACCGCGCAGTACCGCCAGAGGATTCATAAACATCACAGCAACCGCACGTAAACCGGATAATCCAGACCGCAAAAGTGCAACCGGCGCACCTGCAACAGTTTTCAGGACATTTCCCGTCAGTGATGCCGTACGGCGCAAAGACGACAACGGCGCAGTAAGTAAACCCGCTGCGTTACCCGATGAAGCAAGCCCGTGTCGCAGCAGTGCCAGTGGTGCGCCAGCCAGCCAGGACAACGCGCTGCTGGTTCGTGTTACTGCTGCCGTAACGGAAGGTAACGTTCTGATGCCCAGCACAGAGAATCCCAGACGGATGACTGCCAGCGGCCCCAGCACTGCAGCCAGCGCCACAGCCAAGGTGCCGAGGCCTACGGTAACCGCAGCCACAATAGCGGCTACTTTCATCAGTGTGCCCGTCAGTTCCGGGTTAGCTTCCACCCAGCGACGCAACGCTCCCGTAACGCTTTTCACCGTGTACAGAATATCCATCAGCGGCTGGCGCAGCGTTTCGCCCAGGCTGCTGAAGGTATTCTGCGCTCCGGTTTTAACCAGCAACCACTGAGCAGAAAGTGAGTCCTTGTTGATGTCGGATTCTTTCTGCATGGAACCGAGCGCATCATTGCCCGCTGTCAGTTTTAGCTGGCGCTGTAGTTCCGGCAGGTTGTTTGCCAGTTTCGCCGCGTCATCGCCAAACTCTTTACCAAACAACATGGTCATGGCAGACAGACGCTTGTCCTGCGGCAGTGCGTTCACCTTCTCCAGCACACGCTGGATAGTTCCCATCGCATCCTTCGTCATCTGCTTTTCAATCACTTCAGGATTGAGTTTCAGCAGATTCATCCCTTCAAAGAAACTCTTGCTTTGCATGGTGGCAATGGACAATTCACGCACCATCGCGTTTGCTGCACTGGCTGCAACCTCTGGCGCAGCGCCCAGTGTCAGGAAGGTGGAACCCAGCGCCGCCGCTTTACGATAATCCAGACGGTCAGCCACACCGCCCAGACGTTGCATCACATCAATGATGTCTGCCCCTTTCGACATGGCGTTATCATCCAGATAGTTCAGCGCATCACCGAGCTGTTCAATATTGCGGGTGTACGAGATCCATTGCATCAGCCATTAGTGGATCTCCTGCGCTTCGTTCTGGATTGCTTCAGCAGTTACACGCAGCAGTTCTGCCGCTTTGACGTGGTTTAGCTGGCGGGATGTGATATGACACGCCAGGCTATCAAGGCGAGCTGCCATTGCTTCAGCCCTTGCCCGACGTTCTTCCAGACGAGCCTCTGTCAGTAAAATATTAAGCCCTGCGTCATCCGGTCCGGTTTTAGTCGTGAGGATTTCAATATTACGCATAATCAATTCTCCTGAATTTAGATAAAGGGATGCCCGGCGGGTTTACGCCATTAATTTCATTAGTTGGTTAATTCGGCATGGTTAGCCGTCTGGGAAATAAGCTCACCACTGCACGAAAATGATTCATTGCTTTAATCAGCTCCCGCTTTTCGTCAGTGGTCAGCTCATTAATGCTGATGCTATGACGTTCAGCTGGAATTTTTGCCATAAAGAATATGGCAGCCAGTGCCCGTTTATTTTGTTCATTATTGATATCCCGTGGATCACGCATATCTTTAATAAACCGCTCAAGCTCTGACTCAATATTCAGGCCAAATACTTTCGCCCTTAATTCCGCTATGTGATTAAGTCCATTCAGGCGTTCACCGGGACTTAATGGAACAGTCGCCGCAGCGCCTTCAATAGCCATTTATGCATCCCACAACACATCTACTAAAAAATTTTTGATATGATCCATTACCAACATATTGATAGCTAGAAGGAATCATCAATGTTGAACCCGGTTGAAAGAGAGCGTTTAGAGCAACTTGAAAACGAGATCTCCAGTCTTCGCGATGAGGTTGCTGTTCAACGAATTCTTGTTTCAGGTCTGATCCACTCCTTATTTCGAACTGACTCAGCAAATCAATCTGCATTTTTTGAGCTCCTCCGCGAAGAATTAAACAAACTTCCTTTAGGTTCGGTTAAACAACAAGAATTCACTCATCTGATACAGACACTGATAGATCGTTACCGATAAATACTTCGCCGATAACGTTCAAGAGGTGATGTCTTTATACGCATCACTTCTTGTACTTTTTCACCACGTATAAAGGTTCCATCCTTTAGCGTGAAAAAGTAGCTACCATCGCCCGACAACGACGGATAGCAACAGAGCAAATCATCTTCAGGTACTGAATAACTCTCCCCTCTGTAACGAAACTGATAAACCACTTCACTTTCTGCCGCATACATTTGGACTTTCTCCATTTTCTCGTGGTCAATTCAGACAGCAATTCATCTTGTGAATGACATGGATGCCAGCGTTTACCATCCTCTCCCATGATCCAGCCGTGACCGTAGTGCATTGCCGGGCTTTGTTTTACCAGCAGCGATGCAAATGATGGTTCTTTCGTCAGCATAAGCACCTCACAGCAAACCGAATGAAGCACCGAGGCCAGTCACAGTATCAACTGCACTCGCCATCGCAGGGTTAGCCTGTAAACGGGCCTGCAATGAAACAGCCGCCAGCGCCATCAGTCGTGTTACAGAATTAATGCTGCTGATGGCATCACGACGACCGGCACTGGTTTTTACATCGCCAGATACCGCACCTGCAGCAACACGCCCGATCTCTGCGGTTGCACTCATGACGTAATGTGGCAGTTTCTCTTTTGCCACCTCATTAATCGGTACACATGGCAGACAATGAATCTGTGCCAGAAAACCATCTACCAGCGTTGAATCTTCAGTCAGATCGGTAAGCAGCCAGATTTCTGGTGCGGTTAATAAATGAGGTTGAGCTGGGTTCAGCTTGTTCCGCAGAATCTGCACATTCATGCCAGCACGTTCTGCCAGTTGCACCAGGTTGTGGCGCAATGCGAATGCACGACAGGCTTCATCAAAATGTGGATGTTTGGAAACTTGGTAATCAAACATATTCGACATCTCTGACATAACCCAAAATGGAACTAGTTAATGCTCAAATTGCATTCAGCGAGTGCATCAACAGTCATTGCTGCGATATTGATCATCACCTTTTCTCGCTTTTTATCCTTACGGAGACGATGGCGAATAAGACGTCCATCAGCCAGCATGTCATTGATGGTGTCGATAGATAAGCCAGTCAGTTCGCTGTATTTCTCAATAGAAACAGATGGAACAGCTAAGGTGATTGAAATATGTGGAGTCATGATGCAAGATTCCTCGATTAACATGATGTGTGGTAACTGGTGATTAACACCGTCAAGTTCACTTTCGCACACATTAATTCTTCATTTGAGAAGTATCAACTCAATATTACTCAAAGGCGTACTAGATGAATTTCAAAAACGGAGGACAGGCAGTCATAACGCGCATGCTTGAAGCGTATGGATTCAAGACGCGGCAAGCCCTATGTGAACAGTTCAATGTATCTGCAAGTACTATGGGAACGCGCTGGATGCGTGACGCATTTCCTGCTGACTGGGTAATTCAGTGTGCAATTGAAACAGGAGCATCTATAGAGTGGCTCTCATTCGGAAAAGGCGTGCCATTTCCTAAGAATACCGAAGTTCCCGCTAAATTAGAGGAACCAGCATCATTGGTTCAATATGTTCCCAAAGCCACCACCAACGAGAACCCAATTGTGAACCATCCAAATCTGGATTCAGGTGGACGTAATGCGATAAACAGGCTAATGGAAGCGTATGGCTTTAAAACAAGACAAGAACTTGCCGACCATTTGAATGTGTCTAAAAGCACAATGGCGAATAGATACTTGCGAGACACATTCCCAGCTGACTGGATCATAAGATGCTCGTTGGAAACAAGAACTTCTCTTTTATGGTTAGCAACTGGGCGCGGGCAAAAACTTGGAAGCGAAGAAAGTGAAGCTTTAGAAATTCCTAAAGTAAAACTTATTGACAATCAAATTTTCGATGCTGGTCATTTATTGATAGATAAGTCCCTGCTTCCTCATTTTAATGATTTACTCGCAATTGAAGACGAACATTGCATAAATATTGCACACATGAATAAAGCTAATGTTGAAGACGGAAGATGGATTGTTCAATACCAAAATAATTTCAAGTTAAAACAAATTTTTCTATTACCTGGAGGCAATCTTCGAGTAACAGACGATGATTTAACATTTGATTGTGAAAAAGAAGATATAAAATTAGTTGCCAAAATTTTCTCACAGTACCGTACTATTTAATCTTGAGGCATAGTAATGGATTTTATAAAAAAACTCGAATTTGGAAATTATACTCTCCGTTTTGGTGATGATGTTTTGCTAGACTATTATGATGAAATTGTTTTCCCCTCTTTTTTGGAGATGGCAAACATCCGCAGAATATCTGACAAATCAGAGTTCTTTTTCATTGATACTGAATGCGTCATACTTGACGAAGAAGCAACACCCCCAGTACTCGGAATTAAAGGTCGGATTATTAAGAATACATTATTAACCAGAGAACAAGTATTTGATGGTGCTGATCTGGTTGAAGATCATAAAGAGCTTGAAACAGCCCCGAGCTCTTTCTTTCTTCTAATATTAAACACTCACAGATTAATTCTTTGCAAGGAAGTTAGTGGTGCTCCCACAATTCAAAACTTTCAGTCAACAAGTCAGTGTTTCTTAAACATAGAATATGAAAAATACATATCTCATTTATACGAAACCGCACAAGAAGAACGCAAAGAAAACCCTGACTTACCTCGAGTCACTAAAAAAAGCTTACGGAACGAAATCAAACGCCCGAAGCTAAGAATAACGCCGTTAACTGACAAACAAAGCCTAGAGCAATTTATTGATAATTTTAATAAAATCCAAAATGTCTCAGTAAAACTTCTCCCTACAAATCAAGAAGAAATTGATAACGACGAATTTTGGGAGTCACTTGAAAGTGCCGGAGACGAAATGGGAAGTATTTCTACATCTATTCGCTTTTCAAACACCGATTCAGGCTTGAATCATGGTGCTGTTTTAGAACAACTCACATCAGCAACCAGATTGGCTAATTCAGGAATAAATATTAAAGGATATGATGACAATGGTGATATAATCAAAGGTAGCAATGATGACTTTGTTTTGTTAAGTGAGATGAATGAATTATCAAAGGATACGGTAGTAGCTGCAAATGAAAGTTATGAGCGGTATGAAAATCTTGTAGAAGAAGGTAAGATATCTCTACCCCGTTCTCTTTCACAAAAGACGATTAGAATTATTAGCAATATATATGAAAGGTTTGGTCGATGATAAATAAAATAGATGCTAAAGAAATAACCAAAGAGAAAAACCTTTGGGATGTTTACTTGCTCTGCAAACGGATTACTATTAGTACATTCCATATTTGCATTTTGCTCACAGCATCTATTTTTTTATTAACAAACTCTTTTTTTATTGAGAAGGATATGTCTCATTTAGTATCTGACATTAGAAACTGGGCTTTGATTGGTTTTAACTTTGCAGTGACAACCTTAGGTTTTCTCATTGCTGGTTTCACAATATTTGCAACACTATCCAAACCCGAGATGTTTCTTCAGATGATGTCAATACAACATAAAAAAACACAGATGCCCACGTTAAAATATAACTTTATGGCATTTATGAAAGTTTTCATCTCATTTATTACGTTTACTTTCATTTATCTAATAATAATTCTCTTTTGTCAAAAAGATGGAATAATTGGCAATATAATTGATTTATTTCCATATTCAAAATCGATAAAAGAATTAATTATTAAATTTGGATACTGTGTTATAGGGACTAGCCTTATTTACTTAGTGTTAGTAGTAAAGACATTTATTTTTAATATCTACGCTATCATAATGAATAATATTCGTTGGGAGTTATACATTAAAAGAAAAGAACAAAGACTTTCCAGTAACAAAGAGACAATCAATAAAAACATAGATGTAACTAAAATGCATTAAACACATAACATATGTATAGTTATCCAATCATCATACATTGACACTGTATAAAAAAACAGTATAAATGCTCTCCACTGGAGGGCATTTTTTATGGCAGTACGAAAACTCACCACAGGGAAATGGCTTTGCGAATGTTACCCCGCCGGACGAAGTGGGCGTCGTGTGCGTAAACAATTCGCCACCAAAGGCGAAGCTCTGGCTTTTGAGCGTCACACGATGGAAGAAACCGAATCAAAGCCCTGGCTGGGCGAATCAGTGGATCGTCGAACCCTGAAAGACGTGGTTGAGCTATGGTTCAAATTACATGGTAAATCTCTGACTGCTGGGCAGCATGTCTATGACAAATTGCTGCTGATGGTTGACGCTCTAGGCAATCCTCTTGCAACCAATCTCACCTCTAAAATGTTTGCCCACTATCGAGATAAACGCCTGACAGGTGAGATCTACTTCAGCGAGAAATGGAAGAAAGGAGCCAGCCTGGTCACCATTAACCTGGAGCAAAGCTATCTAAGTAGTGTTTTTAGCGAACTATCCCGCCTGGGCGAATGGTCGTATCCAAACCCACTGGAGAACATGCGAAAATTCACCATCGCAGAAAAAGAGATGGCATGGCTTACCCATGAGCAGATTGTTGAACTGCTGGCTGATTGCAAACGTCAGGACCCAATTCTGGCACTGGTAGTCAAGATATGCTTAAGCACAGGCGCACGCTGGCGAGAAGCAATAAACCTTACCCGATCACAGGTGACTAAATACCGAATTACCTTTGTAAGAACGAAGGGGAAGAAAAACAGAAGCATCCCTATCAGTAAAGAGCTTTATGAAGAGATCATGGCGCTTGATGGGTTCAATTTCTTCACAGACTGCTATTTTCAATTTTTATACGTGATGGAAAAAACGTCTATCGTGCTCCCTCGCGGTCAACTCACACACGTTCTGCGCCATACGTTTGCGGCGCACTTCATGATGTCGGGTGGAAACATTCTGGCCTTACAAAAAATTCTCGGACACCACGATATAAAAATGACTATGCGTTACGCACATCTGGCACCGGATCATCTAGAAACGGCGCTCCGTTTCAATCCTCTGGCAACGCTGCCAAGTGGCGACAAAGTGGCGGCAGCGGTTGGCATTACCCCGTAA